AGCTAAAATATTTTATTTCAAAGATATAAAATTTTATTTGTTTTATATTAAAATAGTTTTATATATTTGTAATCGATAAACGTATGAAGATGTACGTTACTATTTAAAAACTCAAAGACCTCCATAACGGGGGTCTTTTTAATTTATATAATGTTATGGAAACAAAATATTGTAAATGTTGCATTGCTTCAAATGCAACAATGCCCTTCAAAAAACATTGAAGAATTAAAAAACCCCTCTTAATAGAGGGGTTTTATTTTATTATTTACTCTTTTTGGGAGTAATTGGGATTTCATAATATTTAGCCACTTTCTCAACGTTAACTAAATTAGAAGCTAACATTGAATCTATATTGTTCAAAACATCGCCTTTTTTAATATTGGCAAAGTCTTTTATAAACTCAATAGATTTCATTTTAAGTTGCTAAAGTTGCTAATGATGCAGAAATACTAACCACTTTTCTGAATCCTGTTCTGTCTCCATTTTTTACAAGTAAAAGCATTCTCTTACGTGCTTTGATTGTCATCTCATCTTCCAAAAATTGAGCGTTTGGCAATCCTTTTGATAAAACAACTCCTGTTTTTTCATAAATTCTAGCATACCGCCTGTCTCCAACAATCAATTGATTATCTGGCATGTTTTCATCGACAACAACAAACAGACCTCCAATAGTACCTGTATTTTCATCAAAAATATAGTTGTTATTAGCATCTTTTTTCAAAATCAAAGCCTCCATAGTCAAAGAGTTTACTAAAACCATATCAGGACTGTATTTTGACCCACGTGTTCTAGTAATATCGTTTTTAACTTTAATAGCTAAATCTTTCAAGTTTGGAGCAGAAATTCCAGAAGCTACTGCTGTATAAGCTGGAGAAACATTTATTAATCCTTTTAAATTCTGTCCCGTTCCGTCTCCATTAATCAATTGATTATCAATAACCAAATTAACATTGATATTTAAGAACATTTCAAGTTCAGCACCTGCTTGAGTTTCATCTTCGAAAAACTCTTCGGTAACAGGCAAAGTATCTCCAATTTTTCTCAAATTTTCAGAATACCATTTGAATTTAGCTGTAGATTCAGGAAAAGCAGCACCTTCAGCAACCATTGTGGCAGCTCTTACAGTTGTAGCCTCATCCCAATCTCTATAACGAATAACACCACCATTATTAGAGTCTGAAACCCCTACTTTTGGCAATACATTATATAAAGATCGTTCTTTTGTTCCTAATTGAGTGATTTCTGGAATGAAAAAACCTAAAGCATTATCAGAAACAGAGGCTAAATTTGTCAACGCTTTTAACTCTAATTCTTGAGTTCCGTTTCCAGCAATCAAAGATTTAATTTCTATTTTTTTATCTTTTAGTTCTTCAGAAACAGACTTAGTTTTATTTTCAATTTTTCTTTCTTGCAATTTCAAATCCAATTTGTCTGCATGATCCTGAACTAATTTCAAGTCGGATGCAAATTTAGTTTCCATTTCTTCTTTAACGGCTTTCAATTCTGTTTCAAATTGATTTTTGTTAGAAGTTGCTAATTTAGTTTCAAAAGCATCGATTGCGCTTTTTACTTCTGCAGATGTTTTAGTTTCCAATCCGCTTTTGATGTTTGCCAATTCGGCTAATAATTTCTCGTCCATTTTATTTAAGGATTAAAGAGTTTGTAAATGATTTTAAAGTTTCCAATGTAATCGGCTCTAAATTCAAAGTGTTATCTAATAACGGCTCTTTATCGAGTGATTTTAATAATGTTTCAATTTGTCTTAATCGTTCATCCGAATAAGGCAAATCGTATGATTTTTGTATTAATTCCATTAAACCGTAATGGCTCTTAATACTTTTAATATCTTGAACTGTACTTAGTTGATTTGCCCCCCAACTGGATAAAAAAGAATATTCCATTAATTTATATTCTTTGATAATGCTTTTGTCTTTTTGGTCACGTTGCATTACTTTGTAGCCAATAGACAACTCAGCATTTAAACCTGAATCGTGCATTAATTTTACATCAGTAAACATATCTTTACCTAAAGATTTGTTGAGGTTAAATTGCGAAGTTGTTAAAAGTCCATAACTATCTTTAGTATCGATAGCTAAGGGAACACCTACCATCATTGTTGGGTTGTGGTCTTTTAAAACTCGAATACGTTTGAAGTTTTCGCTTACTGTTTTCTCAAAAGAACCATAAGCACTAATGTCTCCGTCCGAATCTTTAAAGTTGTAGGTATTAGCATAAGCTATTACAACGCCTTTAGTTTCGTCTAATTCTTTTAAATCGTATGATAATTGTTTAAATTCCATAATACAAATATATTACTTATTTTTAATTAGTCTAAATAAAATTAATTTATTTTTCTTATTGGTAATCCATTTTCATCTTCTTTAGCTGTAAACACTACTTTGCAACGGCAATTTATAGTATTTCCTGCTTTTGCTTTCGGGTCTCCCGGGTATTCCATTTCTTCGCCCCCAACAAAAAACAATCCATATTCTGAAACAACTTGACCGTTCATATCTAAGTGATCATATATTGAATGTGGTGGTCTGCGTGTTCTATTATCCTGTACTGAAATCCAAGTTTTCTCTAAAACTAAGTCTGAATTATGAGCAGCTAAAACAGTAGCTACATTTGTGGCTGTTGTTGTTTCAGTTCTTGCAATTCTCAAAGCCTGTGCTTTATACCAACCAAATCTGTTTTGTAAATTCCTAGTTATATCTGCTACTGAAATATTGGTATTATAACCCTCTTGTATTACTTTTATAATACTTTCAATCAATGTTGAATGAACTGAAACAATACGTAATCCCGCATTAGTATTAAGCCATTGTCCTATAATTGCTTCAAAGTCTATTTCTGCTTTTATAGACTTTTCAATCCTTTTGTAATGCGGTTTGCCTAAAGTAACATAAATCTCTTTATACATTTCTTTGATTTGGCTTTCGGTAACATTAGTATAAATTAAAGCGGTATAGGTTATTTTAGACATATTATTGAAAGGAATACTATTGACAATTTTCAATACATTACGCCTTACAATACGGTAAGCTAATAATTCCTGTCTATATCGAAGTTTGTCCATTGCTTACCATTGTATCAATTGAAACATCATTAATATTTACAATCCCGTTTGGAATATAAACCTCGTTCATCATTTCGTCATCAATTTCTTCGTAGTTGAAAACCTCTCTACGTTCATTTAAAGTCAATGGGACTGAATTTACCCATTTACTCATTGTTTCCATATCGGTCTGCATTTCTGGTAATTCCGATATATCCCAGCCTATTTCTGTATCTTCATAACCTTTAAATAGTTTTATAAATTGAGGGTTTAAATATTCAGCAAATAAATCCAAATCGGGTTTTATATTGTCAATTACTACTCTTTTTCGTGCCTCTATTAATCCATCAACTCCAAATCCTGTCCCTGAACGTTCTTCATTCAATAAATTCACATCCCAATTTAAACAATTAGCCAAAGTACGTCTGTCATAACTCAAATAATCAAAGGGCTTTAATTCGTCTGTAGTAAGTGAAATTCTAGTAAATCCAAGTTTTGCACTAGATCCAGCTATGTTAGATAATTTCTCTTTAGAATTATCCATATCTACTAACCTATCTTTTAAAGATTGTCCTTGTTCAGCAGTCAAAGGTGTTGCCCCATCTCCAGCGTGAATAAATCCATAAACACCACTATTAAGCATTGTTTTACCGTTTTGGTCAATTCCATTGTTAGAACTTGCTATGTTTCTAATAGCTGACATTAACTCTGAATATCCATATAATTGACTACCGTTATAATCAAAGAAGGGATTTGAACGTTTGATATGAATTATAGAATCTTCTTGAAACTTTACAAATTGGTTGCCTTGTTGCATAATGTAATAATCAACTGGACTTTCAGCAGTGAGTATATTAGCATTTGATTTTAATACTATTTGCATCCAGTGAGCAGGGAGCATATACAACTGTAAAGGCTTACCTTGCTCTGACATAACTTTGTATAAATAAACGTTTCCGCAAACTTTTAAATATACTTTGTATAAAAAAATAATATCATTCCATGTTTGCGTCGGGTTTGGCTTTTCCAACGGCATAGGCATTTCACTATCTGTTTTATAGGCTTTTTGTTTTAGCTTATTAACCGCTTGTTTTTGTTGGAATGATAAATCAATTGGGTATGATTTTATTTTCTTTAATGATTGTTCATCATCAATTTTTTTAATGCAGTAAGGCACTACTGTAGTTTTTGAAGCCATTTGATTAACGATAGCGTTAACGTCTGGGTTTTCTCCATATCCTTTGACTAAAAGAGTTTCTAAAGTTGGATTATAAGTGTTTGTTAATCCTCCTACTAATCTATAAATCGATTCGTTAAATAAGTTTCTATTGGAATTTGTTAAAACATCCCAAGCCATAAGGATTCTATTTTTTGCCATTATAGTGAATTTTATTCAAAGATATAAATTTTATTTAGATTAATTAAAAATAACTTTAAAATGTAAAAAAGGTATCGTTCATTAAATTTCTTTCAATTCCGTAGCACGTTAAATCAATATGCTCATCGTGTTTGGCATTCGGAAACATTCCGACCTGTTGTAAAAATCCATCGTTCCAACTTCCTTTGACTAAAATAATACGTCCTGATTCGATGTATGGCGAACAAGCACGAGCATTTTCAATCTTTGAAGCGTTTACGAAATTAGTCTTAATTTCTGAAATATTAAGTTTAGTTTCAGTGTAAATCATTTGTTTGATTGATTTTCCTGATGCTTTTGGCTCTACTAAAGTCATTGATACGGTAACCCCTGATGCTTCAATATGATTTGGTATAAACTTTAATAATTCAGGCATTTCTAAATATTTATCAATACTTGAAAGGATAACATAGTTATTATTCCATTTTGCACCTATTTGAAAACCGCTAGGATCGTTTTTTGTATTAGCAGTATAAGCTCCATCGATAATCAACTCCCATTTTAAAGATTGTAAAGGAATTTCTGATTTATCCATTATTTGAAACCACTCTTTACGCCATTCTCCACCCTCTTCTGGTGATGGTTGTTGCATATATTGACCTGAAAAGTTATAACGGTTTGCCTGGCGTATCTGCTCTAATTCGTTAAATGAGTGCTTTTCTGCCCATAATGGTTCGTTGTTTTCGTCAAGAGCTGGTAAACATAAATGCTCCCAAACTTCACCACTTCCACCAGATAAAAGATAACCACTTAAATCATCCTCGTGAAGCCTTTGCATAATTAAAATAATAGGCGTTTCCCTATCATTTACCCTAGAGCGTATGGTATTATTGTATCTTTCGTTTACTGAATTTCTGCGGGTTTCACTACTTGCATCGTCTGGCTTTAATGGATCGTCAATTATAATTGCACCGCTAAATAGTTTTGATTCAGCAACACCAGCACCAAAACCTGTAATTGCACCACCTGAAGCTGTTGCGTAAACACCTCCGCCATCTTTATTAAACCATTTCTTTTTACCTTGTGCATCCTTTTTTAGTTCCATATTCCAAAACTTTTGGAACGCTTCCGATTCAATATACTCTTTTGTTTGACTACTATTATCTAGTGCTAAATCATCTGAATAAGATAAGTGAATAAATTTTGAAGATGGGTTTTTAGCTAATGACCAGGCAATAAAACATTTTACTGCTAATTCTGTTTTGCCATAACGAGGGGGTATGTTTATAATTAGCCTTTTGGTTTGACCGTTTACAACTTTTTCAAGTGCATCTGTTATTTTAACTAAATGAGGCGCAACTATAAAATTACGCCTGTGATTTTCTTTGTAGATGTATCTAGTGAAGAATAATAATGATTTTTCACATAACACTTTCAATACCTTATCCTGATTAGTAAAGTTGGTTAAGTTGGTCATTTATTTTAACTATTTCTTCATCAGTAAGTTTTCCAGCATCGATATTTATGTTTTTACTTTCTATAATTTGTTTAGGCATACCATAACGATATTGCAACCATGTTTTTATAGCATTAGTATCTCCTGATTCTACTTTTTCACTAAGAGCCAACCAAACTGATTCAGGAACCAAAACAGCATCCATTGATTGAATAAGTGTTATTTCATCAATTTTAGGCTTTCTACCCGCTCCTATTCTTGCACCACCTCTAGTATTTTCTTCCATATTGAAATAAATTGATTATTCAAAATTACAAATTTATTTTTGATTCCAATGTTATTTCTGTAATAAAACCGCTAATGTATAAAATATCATGTAAATAATCTTCTTGGTATCTTGTTAAAACTTTTTTAGATTCATTGTTTTGTTTTACTATCCCAAGTTTTTTTATAAATCTATGAACTACATCTTGTGATATATTACATTCTTTGGCTATTTGTT